GAGAAAAACGTGAGTGTCAAACACCTCAATCAACGGCAATTGGCTGACCGTTGGGACCTAAGCGAGGCCACACTGGAGCGCTGGCGCTCTGAGGGCATCGGTCCCGTATTCCTCAAACTGCAAGGCCAGGTCCGTTACCGGATCGAAGACATCGAAGCCTTCGAAGTCGACAGCCTGCGCAAGAGCACTTCCGAGCGTGAAGTCAGCGGAGGTGCAGCATGAGCACCGATGTGAATTTCACCCCCGAGCAGGTGCTGGCCACCCCAGCTGGCACGCTGGCGCAGCAACCCGCCGAACTGCTCTTCAGCATCAAGAACGCCGCTGCTGATCTGCTGGCTTCTGGCAAAGCCCTGAGCGATCACATCGACCAAGCCATCGACTTCAAGTGGAGCGAGCGTGCCCGCAACCTGCGCCACGACGCTGGCAAGGACACCGGGGTCGTTCACTTCGACGACGGCAACGTGCGCGTCACTGCCGACCTACCCAAGAAAGTCGATTGGGACCAGGCCCGTCTGGCCGAGATCACCCGCCGTATCACGGACAGCGGTGATGACGCAAAGCAGTACGTCGAGATCAGCTACCGGGTGAGCGAGACCAAGTTCAACGCTTGGCCCGAAACCCTCAAGTCCGCCTTCGAGGCTGCCCGCACCGTCAAGTCCGGCAAGCCCTCGTATCGCCTTGCCCTCGTGAAGGAGTAATCACCATGTTGTTCAAGAAGAAAACCCCTGTTCAGAAATTGCGTGAGCGCCCCGAATGGTATGTGCGCGAACTGCCCGACACCATCCGCGTGCCGGCCCTTGAGGGTCATCGTCAGCAAGAAGTGACCGTCCCCCTGGAGGACGCCACGCTGGACGACATGGCTTTTGCCATTGTCGGCATTGAAGCCCAAGTGGCACAAGCCCGTCGCGGCCTGAGTGGTCTGCGCGAGCTGTACGAGCAAGCCCGCAAACGGGGCGCCATTGGAACCAACACGGTGGCCGAGGTGTTCTTCAGCGATGAGTTCCAGGAGGTGGCCAAATGAGCTTGCCCATCATCACCGCTGACCAACGCTTGGCTGAGCGTCGTGGCGTCAAAGGGGTCCTGGTCGGGAAGTCTGGCATTGGCAAGACTTCTCAGCTCTGGACGCTCAATCCGGTCTCGACCCTGTTCTTTGATCTGGAAGCCGGAGACCTGGCCGTAGAGGGCTACGCAGGCGACACCATCCGTCCTCGCACATGGCAGGAATGCCGCGACTTTGCGGTGTTCATCGGTGGCCCCAACCCGGCGCTGCGCGATGACCAGCCGTACAGCGAAGCGCACTACCAGGCTGTGTGCCAGCGCTTCGGCGATCCGGTCGTGCTGGACAAGTACGAGACGGTTTTCGTTGACTCAATCACCGTGGCAGGTCGCCTGTGCCTGCAATGGTGCAAGGGGCAGCCGCAGGCCTATTCCGAGAAGACTGGCAAGCCCGACAGCCGTGGCGCCTACGGGCTCATGGGCCAAGAAATGATTGGCTGGCTGACCCACCTGCAGCATACACGTCGCAAGAACGTCTGGTTTGTCGGGATCCTCAACGAGGCTTTGGACGACTTCAACCGCCGCGTTTTTACGCTGCAGATTGATGGCTCAAAAACCGGACTTGAGTTGCCCGGCATCGTCGATGAGGTCATCACGCTGGCCGAAGTCAAAGCCGATGACGGTAGCAGCTACCGCGCCTTTGTGTGTCACACGCTCAACCAGTGGGGCTACCCAGCCAAGGACCGCAGCGGTCGTCTCGACGCAGTTGAGGAGCCGGATCTCGGTCGCCTGATGCAAAAGATCGCTGACCCCGCACGCCCTGCCAGTGAGCGCCTGGACTTTGCCCGACCGCAGCCCGTTACCTCCGAGGCTGCCCCCAACACCCCAACCCCCGCAATTTCTTCTCTGGAGTCTTGATCATGACCTTTTTCGATTTCAATTCCGCCGCCGAGCAATCTAGCTACGACCTCATCCCCAAAGGCACGGTAGTGCGTGTGCGCATGACCATCAAGCCCGGTGGCTATGACGACCCGTCTCAGGGATGGACCGGCGGCTACGCCACGCGCAGCCTGAACACTGGATCGGTTTACCTCAATTGCGAATTCGTGGTGCTCGATGGCCCGTTCGCTCGCCGCAAGATGTGGTCGCTCATTGGGCTGTACAGCGCCAAGGGTGCCGAGTGGA